AAAGCTAGTTGAATCTGTCAAGACGCATTTAATGTATAATTGTTTGAATCTATCATAAGATCCATCCATAATCATACTATAAATCCATTTCATTTGTCCCATTGTTTTGTGTTTAATTAATACTTGTTTTAGTACTGTAGAAAAATAAAGGACTATAAAATATAGCCCTTTACCTTTCAAATCAAAATACTGATTTTAAAGTCTTGTCTGACTGGTTTTTGATTAAAGCCGTGAGTATCAATGACTTACGACATGTATAAACAATTCCTTTATAACTTTTATACTCAATTAGTTTACAAATATAACAAAAAGAACTACACTGTACAAACAATGTAGAACTTTTTATTATAAATGTCCTTTAACTAATTACATGCCTACTCCCAATACCTCAACCTCTTCTGCTGTTACACCTGTATTAGGTTTTACAGTAGTTTGAAGGCTAGTATCAGAAGCTAGAAATACATGTGCAGGATCACTACCTTCTGGCAATAAATCTACATATGAGTTTCTAAATATATGCTGACCTTTGTGTAAGATCGCATCTCCTCCTTTACCTGCTCTTTTGCAAAAATGCTCAACTACATCCAATCCGTTCTCCTCTGCATATTCTTTCTGTGATTTTGTAGGCTCTAGTGTCTCCTCAACTCTAACTCTAAAGAAAGTGTTGTTAAATGTAGGATTTAGTATATTCAAATCCATCATCTCAACTTTTCTTCCGTTAGCTTTCTCTCCCATATACCAATCACCATCATCTCCAAAGTTTGTTTTAAGTATTTTAGACGCATCTGCTATCTCAGCAACAGCCCAACCTCTAGCTGCTCCAGAACTAAATCTAGAGTCACTAGCATTTAATGCTGTTAGTGCAGACATTGGTCTATCTTTTGATGTTACTTTCTCAGCAAACTCAAGCTGTATTTTGTCTGTTGATGTTTTGTATGCTTTTGTTATCATACATTCTCCTACTTTTAATGTGTTTAAGTCACCACTGTTTAATTCATTCATGTTTAATTGATTTAATTATTAATAATTGTTATTGATTCTATATTCTTCAAGCTCTTTATTAGTATGTTCTGTAGTATCTACAGGATTCTCCCAATAAAATAGCTCTGGATGTACATCTCTTACATTATGTGTACAACTAGTACACTCAGCAATAAAATGTATTGCATCCATCTTGTCTGTAAAGGTTTTAATTCGTGACGATGTAATCTCATCACGATGACAGTCGTGATTACCTTTAGTATCACAACCATAGATAATTTTAATATCTTTCATAGGCATGTTTAATTAATTTGATTAGTATTTAGTTCATATTTGTTATAAATTTCTTTTTACCATCACAACCTCTGTGTGTGGTAGCACAAGATGATAAGAATAGTATTATTGCAGCAAATACTATAGTCATTATCACCATTATTTTATTACATTTTGTTTCCATGTTCTTGTATTATTAAGATTAGAATGATAATCGCTATTCCACAATAACTGTAGAATAGTGATTTCATTGCATATTCATATTTATTCATTATATTTTTGTATTATATCTGTTAATCTAACTATTTCTTCAGCATATTCATCTAATTTTTTATCAAGATGTTTATTTTTATCAACCAGCATAACATTCTCTGATGTAAGTCTATCAACTTCTTGTAAAGCCTCTGTTAGTTCTATATTTGCACGTAACTTTGGATCTTCTTTTAGAGCAATTAGCTCAAGCTTTAGCTTAGAGTTATCCTCTTGTAATCTTTGTACATCTTGTAGAGCTCTTACTAACTCTAAAGGTTTGTAACCAGATATAGCATCCTTAAATGGTGTTGGATCTGGATTTGTTTTAGTTTCTTCCATAATTTACAGTATTTTAATTAATATTCTATTGTGCTCACTCTGTATTTACACGGGCTTGTGACCGTCCTTGGCTACATTAAGCACGAATTAGGGGATTACAAGTCCCAAAGTAATACCATCAGGTTTTTACACCTGTAAATCTCGATACATATTATACATCTCCCAATGTATTCTTATAATTACTAATCCACTTGGACGTCATAATTACATCAAATAATCTACTACAGATTAAAATATACTATCATCAGTCAAAGGCGTGACATCATAGATAGTTTAGTATCATACTAACAATTAGTTTGTTTTTAATTATTAGTTATTACTTTAGATGTATCCAACTGTTAAGTTAGTGAAGCTATAACATTTGTTATAACCTATTCGTCTGGATGACTATACATCTCTGCCCACTCTTGCTAGTACAAGTGTTAACGACAGTTCTAATTCTAAGGAGTCTTGCAATACTCCCTACGCTATATTTAAAATAAAGAATAGTCCACATGCCTTACGGTTTACCACTGCAGGTTGTTATCCAAGACGTTCTACTATTCTTTATTTGTGTTATAACACTACAGTTTAATGGATTGCCGCCCAATTCATGTATTACCATTCAAGATGGAATTACCTCTGTTAAGAGAGTAGTGTTATTAAAAAGAACAGTTTCTACACTTGTTCAGGTGTTAATCCTCCTTTAATTATTAATAACTCTTTTATAAGTTTTAATTCAAGTTTGGTTAAATCTTTTCTATCAATAAGTAAAGACATTAATTCTATTTTATCCATAACAATGTTATATTATTTTATATTAGTATTCTAGTTAATTGTCAAATAGATGGGAAAAGTGGTGAATGTGATGTGGTACACACACTTACAGGTAATCCTGTAACAGACTAGTATCCTAATCCTAGAAAGAACTCATAAGTCCCTTCGTCCGTGTATGTCCACCCCACCCATAGATTGTCAACAATATTGTTACAATCCCCACCTATATAAAAAAAGAAGAAGAAGTCCTTAGACTTCAACTTCTAGTGGTTTACCACTATTGATTTCGTCCCAACGGGCGAAAGCAGATTCAAGACTGGTGTACACAACTTTTTCTTTAGTGTGTCTATCAGTTTTGGAATCAAAGGATTCTTCCGTGATTCCTACTCTACATGGAGTTCCGTTCTTGTCCACTTTAGTGTCAAGAACCTTTACAATTGTTAGTATCATAATTAAAAGTATTTTGATTAGGATAGTTAATATTATTTGTGGGGGGTACCCTAAACCCCCAACACTAGCCGGGGTGGCTGTACAAGGAGGTCCACACGCTCACAGATCCACCTAAAAAAAATTTTTTATATTTTAAAATTTAACACTCTGTTAACATACATTTATATATACACCCTTATATTTGTTATATGAAAACAATAAATTTATCTCCTGTAGTATACATAATAATAATGATTTCTGTATTTCTACTTGCATTGTAATATATTTTTTATATTTTTGCACCGCAACATTATCACCCTACGGTAACCAAAAATAGGGAAAGACATCGGATTGTAGGGCCAAATAGGTCTAGAGTTTTCTCCGGTAGTTGCAAAAGAACGAGCGTATAAGCTCTAGTTAGGATACATTACACATAGGTAAGTGTGGTGAATTAACATCAGTCTTAGTATCCTTGGGTCTCTGTAAAAAGAAGCACTGCTAGAGTGAAGTCCAAGTTTGAAATAGATTTTCTAAGGGGGATAACTATATCCTATTCAAAAATATTGTTAATTATTTGGAAGTATAAAAATTTTGTTTATATATTTGCATAAAAAATATATAGATATGAATTTTAAACCAAATGGAAATTGGGTGGTTCTTCCAGACCCAAGTAAAAAGAAAACAGATTCTGGAATTATACTAGACGATAAGACTGCAAAGAGTATTACTACTAACATTTTAGAGGTATTAGCTGCTGGACCACAGTGTGGTTTTGCTAAAGTAGGTGAGACTGTTATGGTTGATCCTAGAGCAGAAGCTATGATTGTACATATAGACGAGAAGCAGTACATTATGATCTCTGAACACCAATTATTAGGTAAGTGGTAAAAGGATCTGTTACTATAGACCTAGAAGATTACCACGCTTTACTAGAATCAGCAGAAAAAACAGAAGAAGTAAAGGGTAAGTTTTTTACAGCAAGTAAAGAACTGCAGGTATTTTTGTCTTTTCTAGCGTCTAGAGAAAACTTAGATAAATATGTAGAGGAATTTAACAGGCAATCCAAAACATCACGTATAATTTTTGAAGGAACGTCGGCTAAAATAGAATTAAAATGAGTAAAAAAACAAGAAAAATAACAGTTACTATAGATAGTACATATAAATACATACAATTATGGAATGGTATCTTTAATTTAACAGATAAAGAACTTTCTATTCTAGCATCTTTTATAGATACTAATATAATTAAAGAAGATATTAATATATGTAGTGTATCTAACAAAAAATCTGTAGCAAAAATACTGGGAATAAAGGATTATAACACTTTAAATAATTATGTAAAAAAATTTAAAGATAAAGGAGCTATAATATTAAATCATAACACATATAAGCTTAATCCATTTTTAAATCCAGATACAGACTTAGTACAAATAGCAATATCTAGAGGATAATGTTTAAATCCTTAGTTGTGACGTATTTTAATGTGGATATATATGATATATTAATTGTACAAGCACCTAATGGAGATTTGTTATCACTAAAAATAGAAGAATATGAACCAGAACAACGAACAAAAGCCCCCGAGTATTTTCAAGATGATGAAAACATTCACTAAGGAGTTAACTACGTGGATAAAAGAAGGGGCACCTAATGTAACACCAGAATCATACGCAGCAAGATTAGATATATGTAGCGGATGTGAACATATAAATAAAAAATCTATGAGATGTATGGCTTGTGGTTGTTTATTAGAACATAAAGCAAAGTGGAGAACTACAGATTGTCCAAAAAAGAAATGGCCTAAAGAATATACAGACGATCTAGTTGAACACGAAGGAATGGATGATGAGTAAAGACAAAAAATTAATTATATACTATTTAGCAAATAAATATAATTTACCACTAAAGAAAATAGAAAAGATAGTTAACTATCAATTTAAATATGTAGAAAAAATAATGAAAGAGGGAAAATTTGAAAGTATACGTCTTCCATATTTTGGTAAATTTTCAGTTAACCCTAATAGAATAAAACATATAAATAAAAATAAAGATGAAAGATGATTTAATATACATAAATGATGGTGTTGCAATGCCAAGTTCTTACGCTTTGACTATTTTAGAGTTTAAAAACTTGTCAGCTACTGAATTATCTTTTGTATATTTTATGGTAGACCATAGATCTCCTTTTTCTATATATGACTGGGATCAACGTATTATTGAAGTAAAAAATAGTATATTTGGCGAGAAGAAAAAGTGGAAACCATCTGCAAAAGTACTTGCAGCTTGTGATAAATATGATAAATTAATAGAAACATCTTCTGTAAGATTGTTAAAAGCAGCTAGAAATTCTATTGTTAAGTTAGAGAAGTATTTTCAAGATATAGATTTACATTTAATGGATGATAATGGTAGACCTATATTTCATGCAAAAGATTTAATGGCTAACTTATCTAATATGGGTAAAGTTGTAGACGGATTAACAAAACTTGAAGAGATAGTGAGGAAAGAAGAGCAAGCCGCCAATACAAATAGAGGTGGAATTGAAGTAAACAAATATAGTATGTAATGGATTTTTTAGAAGACATGGAACTCTATGAAGAAGCAATGAAAAACGCTTATCAAATTATAACTAAAAAGAAAACTTTAGATGATATTTATTATGACCTAGAAGAAGGAAAAATAACTAGATTACCTTTACCTTTTGATCCTCTTAGTGAAGATGGAAGAAGTGAAGATGTAATAGATGTAGTTATAGAGTATTTTACAAGTACAGAAGAATATGAAAAATGTGCAGAATTAGTTAAAATTAAAAATAAATGTTTAAAAACACCGATAGAGTCAGACGATCAGCAATATCTTTTATAGAGACTGGGCATTATACATCTGCCTTACCTGGTACTAAAGATTACTATGATTTTTGGGATGAGGAAAGAAAGAGATGTTTGTATGGTTATACTGACGGTGACATAAACGTTACCGGTTTCCATTATTTTTACTTAAACTATTGTCCTATTGATAGAGCTGTTGATGAAGAAATGCCAGACGGCACTATACAATCTAAACGTGAGCGTACATTCCCTAGATTTTACGATGGTGACTGGGAATATTTCCAAGAAATAGATAAAGCAAGAGCACAGAATAAACATATGATTGTTTTAAAAGCAAGACGTAAAGGATATTCTTATAAGGCTGGATCTATGCTTGCACGTAACTATTTTTTTGTACGTAATTCTAAAAACTTTGTATTTGCATCACAAAAAGAATATTTAATTGGTGACGGATTACTTTCTAAAGCATGGGAGTTTTTATCTTTTATAGATGACCATACTGCATGGGCACAACCAAGATTAAGAGATAGAGAGATGACTAAAATGGCTGGATATAAAAAGAAAGTAAATGGTATAGAGATAGAAATGGGTATGAAGTCACAAATAATGGGGGTATCATTAAAAGATAACCCAGATAAAGTAAGGGGTAAAGCAGGTGAGCTAGTATTTTTTGAAGAAGCTGGATCTTTTCCAGGATTACTAAAAGCATGGGAGGTAACTATGCCAACAATGAGACAGGGAGCAAAAACACTAGGCCTTATGATTGCATTTGGTACAGGCGGTACAGAAGGTGCAGATTTTGAAGCAATGGAAGAAATATTTTATAACCCAGAAGCATATGATTGTATGAATTATGATAATATATGGGATGAAGGAGCTATGGGTAGTCAATGTGGTTATTTTATACCTATACAAAAAAACTTAGATGGATTTATAGATGATGAAGGCAATTCTTTAGAGAATAACGCTATAGAATACGAAAAAGAAATGAGGGAAAAGAAGAAAGGTGCTGCAGATGCAAAATCATTAGACCAATATATAGCTGAGCACCCTTTTTCTCCTCAAGAAGCTACACTACAAGTAACTGCAAATTTATTTGACATAGCATCTTTACAAGAACAGTATAATAATATAAAAGCAAATAATTTACAATCTGTAGGTACAGTTGGTAGATTATATTATACAGCTACTAATGAAATTAAATTTAAACCAGACGGAGATCTAAAACAAATACTAAAATTTCCACACAGAAAAGATGATAATACTACAGGAGCTGTTGTTATATATGAATCACCATATAAAAATCAAAAACAACAAGTTCCTATGAATATGTATGTAATATGTCATGACCCTTATGGTCAAAATCAATCTGCAGACAGCTCATCTTTAGGAGCAGCATATGTATTAAAAAGACCAAACAATATATCACACCCTGATGATATTATTGTAGCATCTTATGTAGGTAGACCAAAAACACAAGATGAATATAATAGAAATTTGTTTATGTTAGCAGATTATTATGGTTGTAAGATAGGATTTGAGAACGATCGAGGTGAGGTAATAGCTTATGCAAAAAGACATAGAAAAATGCATAAACTACAAGAAGAATTTGAGATGTTAGACAAAAAAGAACTAAGAAGTAGGAATGTAAAACGTCAATATGGTATGCATATGACCGAAGCAAGGAAGCGTCAAGGTGAGATATATATAAGAGATTGGTTAAATACTGTGAGAAGAACAGACGAAAATGGAAATAAATTATTAAACTTGCATAAAATATATGATCCTGCATTATTGACAGAATTAATTAAATTTAACCATCACGGCAACTTTGACCGTGTAATGGCGTTAATGATTGGTATGTATCATACTAGAGAATTGTATAATGCAGAGGTAAAAGAAATATTAGAAGACAGATCAGCCGATAAATGGTTTGATCAAAATTATTATTAATATGAGCGAATGTAAAAAGAAAAAACCTTATAACCCTCTACCAGAATACTTAACAATAGGTCCATCAAGTATTCACGGAGCAGGGATCCTAGCGAAAGAAGATATTCCGGGAGAGGTAGTTATAGGTATAAGTCATGTTTATGACCCAAACTTTCAACACAATTATATACGTACACCATTAGGAGGTTTTATAAATCATGCTGATAACCCTAATTGTGAACTAATAGAAGATGATGAAAATACAGATTATAGAAAGTTAAAAACCACTAGAAAAATTGAAGAGGGAGAAGAATTAACTTTAAAGTACGGTTTGTATGATATATGTGACTATTTATAGTGTTATATATATAATAAAAGATACAAAATATTTTTACACCTAATAATAAAGCAAAATATAACTAATTTTGTAAACTATGGGATACGATAAAATACCTAGGCAGAAACTGCCTATGAGCAAAAAAACAAAAAAGTGGAGAGAGGCTTGTGTAGAAGCTTACATAGACCTTTCTAACTCTGGTAGAAGTTCTGGTAGTAATAGAAAAGAATCTCTACAACAATTATATGAATACTATAACGGTGTAATTGATGAGGCGGATTATAAGTACGTGCTAAAACCATACGGTAAAAGCCGTAGTAACTTCCCTTCTGAAATGCGTAACTATCCCATAATTAAACCTATCGTTGATCTTTTGTTAGGTGAAAAATCCAAAAGACCTCTCAATTTCACTGTTACAGTACAAAATGCAGATACAGTTACTGCAAAAGAACAAGCAAAAAAAGATTTGATATATCAAAACTTTCAGAAACAATTTGCTAATGAGTTAATAAAAACTGGACAATTTCAAGGCGACTTAAATGAGGTACAGTTACCTCAACACATAGAAGAACAATTTGAAGCATCTTATGTAGATAATAGAGCAATCAAAGGGCAACAAGCTTTAGACTATATTATGCATAGCCAAGAGCTACATGATAAGTTTCAGAAAGCATGGTTTCACTTTTTAGTTGCAGGAGAGGTGTATACACATAGAGGTGTAAGAAATAACGAACCTTTTTATGAAGTATTAAATCCTATTGATGTAGATTATGACCTTGACCCAGATTTAGATTTTGTAGAAGATGGTGATTGGGCAATTGTTAGAAAATATGTACATGCGTCTAGTGTAATAGATGCTTTTTACGATTATTTAACAGAACAACAAATATTAGAATTAGAAGAGCCAAGACATTCTGAGTCTGACTCATATTTTTTATATACTAATTCTATGAACAAAGATCCAAATGCATATAGAAATAGATTGATAGAAGTTGCACATGTATATTGGAAATCTAGAAAAAGAATTGGATTTTTATCTTTTGTAGATCCTCAAACAGGGGTTATGGAAGAAAAAATAGTAGAAGATGGTTTTAGAATGTCTGAAGAACTTAAAATGGCAGGTGCTAAAATGGATTGGAGATGGGTTAATGAAGTTTGGGAAGGAACAAGAATTGATGGTAGAATGTATGTTAAGATACACCCAGTAGTAAATCAAAGAAATGATATAGATAACAATTCTACTTGTAAACTTCCTATTAATGGTATTAGATACTCTAATATTAACACTTCAAATATATCTTTAGTAAAATTAGGTATACCTTACCAGTTAAATTACAATATATACAAGTATAGATTAGAACTTGCAATAGCTAGAAGTAAAGATATTATTGCACAGTTTGATATAAACATGATACCTAAGAAATGGGACATGGATAAATTTATGTACTATGTAGAAGGTACAGGTATTGCTTGGGTAGACTATAATAAAGAAGGAATACAGCTAAATCCACAACATCAATCTGTTATGGATATGTCTATAAAAACAATAGAACAATATATTGCTTTGTTAGAGTCTATAATGCAAGAATGGGAAAAACTATCTGGAGTAAATAGACAAAGACAAGGTCAAGTAGGT